ACATATGACCTTACCATACCCGAATCTGTTACGATTGCATAACCTTCGTTATTATTGTAATGGTATATGCCAGGTTTATTTGGATACCTAATATAATTAACATAGATGGTATTACCATCTTTAGTTGAAGAACTGTCGGTTAATGCATTCGTCAAGAAATCGTTGAGATAAGAGTTGTCGAAGTAGTATATAACGTCCGTTAGTACATGATCATAACCTTTCTTCACTTTGGCGATGTCTACCGCATCTTTATCATCAAATTTAACATCAGCATGCTTTCTAACGTAGTCCATATCGAGACTCCACATATTTGGCCTAGTTCTCCATATTATACGATTGTTACTAAGTTTTGGAGTATTAGCATTTGGTCTTTTGGCTGCATGATCTACTACATTATTTTTGCAACTTAATATGCTATAATTATGATAAGCAGTAGATAAAGCTCTTAAATTAGGGTGCGGATATGGTTTGATATTTTCTTTTTCGGGTCCTTCATAATTACAAAATTCATGTAGATGTTCTATCAGGTTATTCGATAGGAGGAAGTCATTTTTAAAATTGAGTTTGTGACTTACGTTATTATTATTTTCCTCTGGATTTCCATTTTTATCATCCCCATGTTTTTGGTTGTTCTTTTCGTCATTCTTTTCCCCGTTTTCTTCATTTGATTTATCCCCTTCTTCTTTCTTTTTGCCACCATTACCTGCATTGTCTTTGGGTTTCCTATTAGGATTAGAAAGATGTGGTGCATCAGGAGTTTCTTTGTAAATTCCTAAGGCAGCGATCTTGTAATCAACTTTCGATGAGGGAAGAGCAGGCCATACGCTTCGATTTTTCTTTACAACTAGCCTCATATGAGCAGCATCGCCGTAACCACTCAACAAACCGATGGGTCCTTCACCTTTGTAATCTTTGAGATTTAATAATGCTTGAGGATATTCACGACCATAAGCTATGGACATGAGTTTCCTCACCGCTAATTCTGATAAAGATCTGGGTTTCAGTATCTTTTCCCAATTAAAATCTTCAGGAGAAAAATTAGAAAGATTATGGCATATATAAAATACTAATTGCCTCATGTCTTCCCAATCTTCTTTGTCGATTTTGGAACCCGGTAAATAATCGGCCTCATAAACTTCGTAATTTGGGTTATTCAAATCATAAGATTTTGCGAGGATATAAGGGCTTATTTCGATACCAGTTCGTTTTTCTTCCATGACGATATATTGACTAAGAGCTTGATGTAAGTCAACGAACACAGCATGTAAAGAACGATTAAATTCTTTACGTTTAAATGCTCTAGTTTCAAGAGCATAAGAGGGCATATGTCGAAACACTGCCCCGTTTTCTACCATAGCCGCATAGGCTAAAATTATACAATAACCCTCTCCAGGGTTATCAAGAAGCGAATAAGATGTTTT